TATCTTGGTTAATGTTCAAATCCCCAACGTGGAAAGTACTAGCTGGGGTAGTAGCTCCTATGAATACTCTACCACTAGAATTGATGTTAATTCCTTCGTTAGCACCATCTCCACTAATCCAGTTTGCACCGAATAGATTGTATCCATTCATGTTAAAGCTAGAAGTAGCTGATGATACTGTAGCATCAATAGTTATTGTTCCAAGCCCATTAGTAATGGTGATGTTAGAACCAGCTGTTAGTGTTCCTAGTACAGGGCCCAATGAAGTTCTTCCAATTGGAATTTGACCATTTGTTGCAGCTCCCAAACTAGTAAAGGCACCTGTACCATTACCAATAATTAAACCATTAGCAGTCAAAGTAGTAGCTCCAGTGCCACCACTAGCTACTGGCAATGTTCCAGTTACATTAGTAGTTAAGCTTACTGTACTTAGGAATCCAGATGTAGTGTTATTACAAGTAGATAAATCAATGTTTGCTGGATTAACTTGTAAAGTAATATTACTACTAGCTGTAGATACGGTAAGCAAATTGCTTAGTGATTTAATTCCCTTAAAGTTAATAGTGTTCTTATCTGTTACATTGATTACTAGAGTTTCACTAGAAGTACCAACAGTGTTAACACTAGGAAACAGATCTTGAAGTACAAATCTGTTATTTCCTAAAGGACTAGTTCTAGCTACTAACAGATAGTCTGTAGCAACTACTCCTGATTTAACTAATGTATTTAAAGCTGAAATTGTAGACATGTCTTTATATTAAGTTTATTGGGAATTCACTTTCTAAGTAAATCAAATTATTTGTTGTAAGACTACCTTCTTTAGTCAAGTAATCTGCTGATGGATCTAGGTTAGCTGTAGTAGGTGCTTTTCCTTTAGTTCCACTTCCAGTTACTGGTACAGTGTCTGGAGTTACTATACAGTCTGAGCAATACTTATTTGCAAAGTTTAAGAATGTTTCAAGATAAGTAGTAGCAGTATAAGTTGAGGTTACAAACTGAGCAGTATCTGCTGCATAAGCTGCTCCAGTTACTGCAGGATATATAGTAAATGTAGTTACATTGCTTCCTGCATTGTAAGTGGCATCTGTTACAGTATGAGTAATCTGTGCCCCAGTTGTTCTAGTTACCAATATTTGGTATCCTAGATATCTTAAGAAATTACCAGTAGCAGTTACTTTATCATTATTAAATAGTACAGTTGTTACAGTTGCTAAAGTAGCAATGTCATCAAATATAATTCCAGGTGTAGAAGTTCTATTGTATATGCAATTAAGAGCTCTTGAGTCACAGTCTTTTTTATTCAAAAGATCTACAATCAACTGCATCTTAGTAAGTTCCATATTATCACAAGGAACTCCTCCAGATATTTTGTTATAATAAGTAGTAACTTTAGTATTAAAGCAATTCTTAAAGTTAGCTAATACTTCAGGATAGTCTAATCTATTAGCTACTGATGGTACATCTATAGAAGGATAACAGGTTAATACAGGGTCTAAGCTATCAGTAGGGATAACTCTATTCTCTATTCCTGTAATAAATGTCTTTAAAGTATTAAGAGATGTCCATCCAGTTGCTGGAGGACAGCTAGTAGGACTAGCTGGTGTTGCAACAGATCCTGTAACTTGACTAGCTTTATCTGCATATGCCCAGTTTGCTCCAGCATCTATAGAATATATAACAAAGTCATAGGTACCTTCAGAACTTGTATATGAAAATTCATAGTAGTAGGTACTATTATCCGATGAGGGATATATATTAGGAATTACTTCAAACTCTTGTCTAACTGATATATCATAGACCTTAATTACTGCACCATCACACGGTGTAGTAGTTCCACTAGTACCACATTCTCTACAAATTTCAGCCATTAGTTATAAGTTTAACAGCCACATGCACATGTTGCAGTGCAGAAGCTTTTAGCTTTATTGTATTTATTAATAGCGTCAGTTATATTAGCATCACTGAAAGTTGCGTGAGCAGCTCCTTTAACAAGAAGATTTATCTTCTGTGCAGTTCTTAGGTCTTCATCACATCTGTCACACTGACAAGTACAAGTTATTGCTCTTTCTACTAGACCTGCTATACAGCAATCTATCTCTGCAGTGCCAATTCCATAACTGCTAATTCCACTACTATCTACGGTAATCATAATTACCCCATTAATATCTTCTTCTAAGTTTGTTGCTGTTGTATTCCATGTAAGGATATCACTAGCATCTGATAAGATTGTACCACTTTCCTTAGTTGTACCAGTAGTGTAGTTAGTATATGTGAGAGCATCACTTGTAGGAATGCCACTTACTACTACTGTTAAATTCTTAGAATCAGGGGAGATAGTTATAGATTCAATTCTAGCTGGCATTAGCTTATAGTTTTGTTGTAAAGATAAGAAAAAGTAGGGGATTGCTCCCCCACTTTTTAATGATTAATTTCAGATTAGAATAATCTCTCTGTTGCAGTAGCACCCCAGTTAGCAGCTGATGCTCCAAGGAATACTGTATCAGCTGTAGTCGAACCAGCAGCAGTATCTACAATATAGATCTTGATAGTATTCAACTCACCTGCTCTAGCGATACCAGTACCTGCTGGATGAGCGTGAGCATATTGAATTTCTACAACATCGTAACTAGTACCACTTTGAGCAAAAGTTGGGAAATTGTATGGGAAATACATTCTGTTAAAATTGCCATATTTAGAACGACAAGATTTTTCATCAGAAAGTACTTGCCAGTAGTTACCAGCACCAGCATCAAAGCCAGTCATAGTTGGAGCAGTCAAAGCTGTTCCAGTGTTGGTTCCACTGCTATAAGCAATAGTAACATCAAATACAACTCCTGCATGACGTGCAGCAATTACCATATCAGTACCATTATCAGTAGTGGTAAACAAGTCACTAAGAGTATGATTAGCTTGAAGCTTTTCAATGATTTTATCATACAATGTTGCTTCAGTAGCTGCATGCTCAGCACCAGTAACTTCAATGTTGAAGATCATACGACCTGCAGAAAAATTACCAATTAGAGGAAACTGAGTATTTGATGCAGAAAGATCAACAGCAGTTCCATCTTGGTAGTAATTAGCATAAGCTGTAGGTGCAGTGCGAAGTGCAATACGAACCATAACATTATCTCCAGTAGTAGGATTACCAACATTAATAGCTGCAGAATGTCTTACAGATGCTGCTGCAGGAGTATGCTTAATTCTCTTAATATCTTTAATATCGATAATAGGAGAAGCAATAGGTAAACTACCAGAAGGCATTGTTTGTACAATTTGAATAGGGCCTTGCAAAGACATCATATCTGCAGGAGTAGTGATATCAATGTATGCTGGAGTAGCAATTCCAAGATTCCACACACCAACTTTAGATGATGTTGCAACAGCTGCAGTATTAAAAGCTTCAGCGTCATCCAACAAAGTTCCACTGTTAGCTACAAATACCTGATTTAAATTTTGAGGTGCCATTTTTTTTAAATTTTAGGCGTTAAACACATTGATTTAATTATTCACTTTCAAATGTTTCCATTGATTGTGATTGATACCTTTGGGACTCAAAGCCCTCAAGTATGCTCTTTACAGTCATTTCAATAATCTCGTCATGGGTATGAATTGGTAATTCACAACCTACTCCAGTACTTAGTGAAATGTTCTTAGGTTTTCTAATATAGTTAATAAATACATTAGGGACAACAAATGTGTTATCCGTATGGATATCTATATAATTTTCTCTAATTGTATAAATTGGAGACCTATAATCTGTGATATTAAATGGGTCATCCATCATTGCAATAATATCATCATGTTGAGCAAACTTACAGTAGCTTAATCTATTGCTAGCAGTAGGTGCTCTTCTTTCTACAGAAGTTTGAAAGTATATATATTTATTAATAGGAACATAGATAGCATTAGCTGGACCTTCCTCATCTAACCATGTAAGTCTTAAGTAATATCCTGTATTAGGATCTGTTTCAAATGGAGCATTATATCTTTCTAAATATAAAGTATTGCTATCTATTACACTATTTCCTTGAGCAGTATCATTTAATGATCCAACACGAAGATCATTGATAGTAGCTTTTAAACTAGGTATATTGAAATATGTAGTTTGATTAATAAGTAAGTCTCTAGTTAATTCTTCTCCTAATGGTACGTTTGTAATCTGTGTCCAGTTGTTGCTAACTGTATCCCATCTCTCAATCATACTTAAAAAGTATCCAGGAAGTGGAGGAGTAAGATCTAGTTCAGCTGTATATAAATTTATAAAATTTGGAGTATACTTAGGAAAAATAGAAGTATTACACTCATAGTACACTTGAGCAGTAATGTTCACTAGAAACAAGTAATCTAGTGGGAGAGTATATCTATCTACATAGATATTACTATTATTAGCAGTGTATATGTATCCTCCTAATGTATCTCCTGCATATCCAAAAGATGCAGTAGTTCCTGTTTGAGTGCTAACAAGATGCTTTAAATCATCTATCCTTTTCTGAGATTGCTCAAAGCCTTTACCCTGTCTATTAGAGCTAGGGTTATATCTCTGCTTTATGAATCTCATAACAGAGAGATTTAACTCATGATCAATTTCCTCAGGTAAGAGGTTGTCAGCCTGGAAGGATGCAAGTTTTTGCACCCCCAGGTTGACAGCTATATGCATCTCGTTTACAGTCATTTATATCACTTCTTGGAGTCTAGCTCTCATGATATTTACTTGACCTGAGTTTTTCTTATTTTTGAAATATACGATTGCATCTTTGATATCCTCTCCGATTGTCTCATCCTCGTAGATTAGTTGGTTTCCAATCTTACGAAGAACTGACTTTTCAACCATAGTTTCAATTTCAGCTCTCAATTCAAGGTTATCATCTAGACTATATTTTAAAAACCTTTCTGGATTCTTTTCTTTATAGTCATACAAGTTATTCTCAAGTTCCATTGATGAAAGTCTTTCTGGGTCTGTTCCCATAAGAACTCTAGTCAACATTTTAACTTTATCCATGTTGCCACTGAGTTTGATAAACTCCTTGTCAGCATCTTTCTTAACTTGTACCTTTTCATTCTTCTTCAACAAGTCCTTTTGTGGGTCATAAATATAGAACTTTTTGCCTGAATCTGTATTCATTTCTTCTTCAGAAATAGCTACTTGTCTATGTTTCATGCACCATTTCCAGTAAATATAGTCCATCGGACTTACTGGGGTACCATCATCATGGGTACCAATGTTCAATTCAACTCCTTCAAATGGTACTTTTAAACTAAGACTTGCCCAGAAGTCTTTAGTTTTAGCTGGCCAATCTTGGTGAGTTGCTGGAACATCTACAATTCCTTTCAATAATTTAGCTTCTTCTTCTCCATCCACTCCTTTGAGTGGGAGACGGTCTATAAAAATAGATCCAATTTTAACTTTAGCTCCAGCTCTAATCTCCTTTGGAAGGTGGTTTAGAACCTCTTTTCTTCTAATAAAAATTTTCTTATCCATAATAATGTTCTTTTTGCTTTAGTTAAGCCTAGGAGAAAGAATAACCTAGGGTTTTATGTTTAAAAGGGGGGAATGGTTACCCCCCTTTTTAGTGCAAACCAAATAAACTACTATGCGTTACACTGAAGATCCAAGCTAGTATCGAAACGACGAAGTAGGATACCAGCAGTCTTCAACATGTGCACAGAAGCACCGTCTATATCACTAGCTCTGGTGTCAGTTTCAGTGAATCCTTTTGGAACTACTGAACCTGCTACACACCAACGGAGCATTTCACGACCTTTTTTGTTTACCATCTGAAGGTTATTCTCACCATCATAAGTAGACTGGTCAACAAACACCATACGATAAGACTCGAGTGGAAGACCAGATACTGGGTGCTTCTTAGAAGCTTGAGCCACAGGACCGTGATCGAACAAAGGAGACTTAACTACGTTTACTTTATGACCATCTACGTGCTCATAAGTAGTGAAGTAACCAGTAATACCCAAGCTACGACCAGAACCAGTGATGAAGGTTGGCTGGGTAGTTTGAAGGTAAGAGTTAGCAGAGTAGTAAGACTTAAGTGCACGGTCAAATTCACGAGCACCACCAATACCAG